TTTCAAAGTAGACCCGACCTCCAAAGCAGACCACCGATACAGAGTAGGCCACCCACACAGAGCGTGCCGCCACCAGTTATACAGCGCGCCCCACAAACTACCCCCCCAAACCAATCTAATCTAAAGTTTGAACCACAACAGGTTGTTGACGTTTTCAATAAAAGAAGAGAAATGGCTTTTAAGGACGGGGAAAAGAATGTGTTGAAGAGGTATAGGTCATTTATAGACAACGCACAACATGCCGCAGATTTCGCGGTTGATGAAAAGTTTTTGAAGGGGCTCGACAGAGGGAAGGTCAACCTCGACGGAACAGATTACGAGGTGGGGGCATTAGGCAACCTTATGGTTGGCGTAATGTCAGAAGACCTTGGGATCAATCCAGCGTCACTGATGGCAGGGGGGTTGGCGTATTCACTGGTCAACACCGTGTTTGGCGCACCGCTTGCAAAGGCGTGGGCAAACAACATTTCAGACCCCAAAGAGAGAGCATACTATAAACAAAATGCAGACAACTTGACCAACAACCCACTAGAAGAAATTAAAGATAGTGCATATTATGTTGCGGGTAGAAATTTGGCCAAGAAACAAACACAACTAACCATAGAAGATATAACAAAGGCGCTGAAAGAGTCAACGGCGCGAAGAAATAGAATTGGCTTTAATAAAAAATAAGGAAAAAACACATGGGAGTATTTAATAAAAAGAATAAACCTGAGGCAGTTGAAGAACCTAATCGAGTGGAACGAGATTCCACTAAGAAAGTTGCCCCAGAACCTATCAAAGAGAAGGTGGAGAAAGTGGTTGTTGACGAAGTTGACACTTCACGTCCACCATCACCGGATGACGTTGTTATTAACGGTAAGCTTTTTGAGAAAATCAATTACAACGAAGACGGTTGCTCAAAATCAAAACTCGTTGAAGTAAAATAGCCTAAACACACCTATGCCTACAAACCCTTTGCCAGACGGCAAATCGGAAGAGTCGCTGAAATATCTTTCAGAGGACGAAGCTGCTAAACAGAAGAAACGTAAGCAGGTCCTTGTTCTGAAAAAAATATTCGAACAGGACATCGTCGCCTATGCGGAATTTGTATTCCCTCATCATTGTACGAAGGAAATTCCAGGGTTCCACAAGGAACTCTACAAACTCTACATGGACCAAAAAAATAGAAAGGTGGCAATTGCTGCACCTCGTGGTCACGCGAAGAGCACAATAACCAATCTAATCTACCTTTCTTGGGCGATAGCATATCAGAAGGCGCATTTCATTTTCATTATCTCGAATACGTTGAAACAATCAACACTTCACCTTGAGGCACTTAAGAGTGAGATTCAATTTAATGACAAGTTTAGGATGCTCTATGGAGAGCTCAAAACTGATAAATGGGCTTCGGAAGAAGTCGAACTTAAAGGACAAACTAAAATATTCGCTCGAGGTTCGGGACAACAGATTCGTGGGCTTAAGTACCTAAAGTACAGGCCAGATTTGATTATCCTAGATGACCTCGAAGACGATGAGCTGGTTCAGTCGGCAGACCGCCGAAGTGGACTCCAGCGCTGGTTACATTCAGAAGTGTACCCGGCATTGGACGTACAGACAGGACGTATCCTATATATAGGAACGATCCTCCATTATGACTCCCTCCTCATGAAGGTGCTGTCGAAAGACATGTATCTTGAGTGGGACAAGAGTCTTTATAAGTCCATGATAACCGAAACAGAATCTTTGTGGCCAGAACATCTAACCATAAAAGATTTAGCACAAATTAAAGAAGACTACATCCAATCAGGCGTAGGTCATCTTTTTTATGCAGAATACCAAAACGAGCCAAGAGACTCAGAGTCACAGTTCTTTAGAAGAGAAGACTGGCGATACTATGATGACCCGGAACTCGCCGGTAGAATGCTCAACACATTCATGACCATGGACCTCGCCGTTTCCCGTGGGAAACAGGCAGACTATACAGTTGTTGTGGTTGTCAGCGTCGACTCAGACGGTGGACAATACATCAGAGAGATACGAAGAGGAAAGTGGGGACCGAAAGAGATTGTAGACCAGATGTTCCTCATGGCAGGGAAGTGGTCACCATCCAAGCTCGGCGTCGAAGACGGAATCGAATGGCAAACCCTAAGGCCATACGTTGACGACGAAACAAAAAGAAGGGGCACCTATTTACCATTAGAAGAATTAAAACACGGAGGACGCTCCAAGAAAGAGTCCCCCACCCGCATTAGGGGGCTAGACCCTTTATACAAGACCCACAAGATGTTTCATCTGAGGGGCGCGGAAGAAACTAAATTATTAGAAGACGAACTATTTACATTTCCATCTGGAAAACATGATGACATAATTGATGCACTTGCTTACATACAAGACATTAGTCGATTGCCCGGGGAGAGTTCCAATGAATATGAGGAGGAAGGTTTTACCGCATATTCCAATCAATAACTATTATGGCAGAATTTAAATCAAATAACGAAGCACAAGACATCAATGAACTGACGACCGCACAGTCTAAGGTTGATTATGTTTTAAACCTAAAATTAAAATACGAACAGATAACTCAGCGACAAAGAGCGGAGTGGAAGAAATACATAGACGCACAGGAAGCCACCTTTAATGGCATTGCCATTCCTTTTCAGTCTAAGCATTTCGTTCCAAAGATTTCAACAGCAGTTTCGATAATGACCCCAATCGTTATCGGAAACTTCCCATCATTCAAAACAATCCCTATTGGCGTTGAAGACGTTAAGGGTGCGAGTGTGATGGAAAAAATCATGAAATACCAAGCAGACTATGAGATTGATTTATATTCTCATGTTGTACAATGGGTTTCACAAGCAGCACTCCTAGGAACATCTTACATGTATTCACCATGGGTTGTTCGCAAAAACGAAAGTGGCGAAAAGATTTATGATAACATCGAACTGGAAGTAGTTTCTCCGTTTGATGTTTTTTCGAATCCGCTTGTCCCCTCGGTAGAGGAATTAGAAAAGAGAGACCTTCCCCTTATTGCAAGGTTTTGGACAACTCTTGAGGATATCGAAGACACCCCCCTTTATAGTAACAAGGTTAAACTTGAAACAAAGAAGAAAGCAGATGAGGGTGAATCAAAACCAGAGACCGGCTATGCTAGCTCAGATTTATTGAACATACAAAAATTTAACGAAAACAACTATCTTTACACAGATGTGAAGAAGTTAATTGTTTACTACTGTTGGACAAAAGAGAAGCTCATTGTAGTTGCTCGAGGGGCAGACAACTGGCTCCTATATGACGGAAAGAATCCTTGGGGAGTAATCCCATATTCTGACTTCAAATGGGAAGTAGACCCAGTTCCTTCGCGCGCGCATGGGCGTGGAATTGGTAAGCAGGGCATGGACATCCAAGACATGTACAACAAGCTCTTTAATCAGCTTGTAGATAATGTCCGAAACTCAGCAAACCAAATGTTCCAACGTAGACGTGGAGCACGAATTGATCCACGACAGCTCATTTCAAGACCAGCAGGGTTTATAGATGTAGACGAGATTGATAAAGACGTTAAATCTTTGGACAATAAGTTAGACATCAAACCAATCGCAGAACTTCTTGCAATGGTAGACGCACAGTTCCAAGTTGCGACAGCTAACACTGACGTGATTCAGGGAGTGTCCGGCGCAGACTCAGCTTCAGAGGCTATTATTCTAAACAGAAACTCGGCACTCCGAATTGAGCTTATTAGAAAGAACTTTGCAAAGGCATTACAGAGACTTGGAAGACTCATTAAGAATCTTGACATACAGAACATTAAGGACTTGAAGATTATAAACATCTTTAATAAAGAGTCCGAGAAGTTTGAATTGGCAAAGATTTCTAAGGATGAGTTCCAGGGAGAATATGACGTTCAGGTTGAACCAGATGAATCGCTTCTTGTTAATAAAGATATTATGAGAAAACAATTACTTGATTTGGCAAATCTTACCAAAGATGACCCAGAGGCAGGGATTAGACGACAACAGTTATATAAAGAAATCACCCGTGGTGGCGTAAGAGACGTAGACAAATTCTTCAAATCAGAAGAAGAGATACAACAAGACGTACAGCGCGCAGATCAAAACAAAATATTAGAAGGTGGAGGAATTGGTGCAGCACAGCAAGGCGCAATCAATGGGCAGAAATTACCAGCTCCAGAGAATGGCCTTACGGATGGCGGACAGTTCCAACAAATTAACGCACAAAATAGTCAATAATTAAAGGACACCTATGGCACCAGTACAACAAGAACACTCGGGAACTGGCGACAACGTCGCCGGCGATAAAGTACCCGAAGAACTCAAAATGCCAGAAGTCAAGGACGAAACTCCCCTTGACGAAGAGGCATATAAAGAGGCCCTCGAAAGAGACATCGAGGCAAAGAAATGGGCAGAGAAGTTTTCAAAATCGCAAGATTGGAAGAAGCTTGCTGGGTACATTACTCAGAATCTCCCAAAACAGAGTCCATATCTAATGGACGATATCATCCAAGTGAAAGAGCAAGGTGGATATGTTAGAGGACTATTGTTCCCAGAAAATCTTTTGCTCACATTAATCCAAAAGGGTAATGAGGCAACGGATGAATTACTAAAGTCTAAACCCGACGCGGGAGAATAAGCGGAAACTTCGCTTAACCGCGCTTTGAAATCGGAGACGTGTGGTTTTTAGGTGGCCCATGTCTCCTCTTCAGAGCGTTATATCGAAGGTCGAATATAAACGTGAAGACTTGGAAACTAAAATAAAACTCAAAATCAAATGGAAGAAAATAAGAATAACCCTACGGAAACCCCTCAAGCAGACAACAACGTTGATGCTGGAGGACAAGCAGACATAGAGGCTCTTAAAGCTCAAATAGCTGGCCAGAACGCGCCCTCGGATGCAACCGAGACACCCGCGCCAGAACAATCGCCACCCACTGACAAGAAAGAGGCTGCAACCTCCGAAAAGTTAGCAGGTAAATTTGAAGACGCGACTGCCCTGGAAGAAGGCTATGTTAACCTAGAAAAGAAAATTGGTCAGAAAACTGACTACGAAAGGATAGGAGAAAAACTGCACAAGTATTCTGGTCAAGAACTTGCACAGTTAGAAGCGGAACTAGACGTTGCGTCTTCTAAAATCCAATCCCCACAAACAACTAGCGACACCCCTCAACCTCCAGACCCGGAAGTAGCAAAACTCAAAACTGACATGGCCGTACTCAAGGCGCAAAACCTTGAACAAAAGCTAGCGTCAGAGAGAGAAGCGTTATTTCAGGAGGTCCCAGAAGCTGCGAAGTATGCAGATACTTTGTCAGACCTATGGAAAAACGTTGACACAAAGAAGTCTCTTAAAGAAATTTATAATGACAGATTTAAACCAACGGAGGAGGCCGTGAAGAGCGACGCACAAGACAAGAGTAAAGAAGGCTTTACTGTAGAGTCCACCGTAGGCAAAGAGACTGGGTCCGTTGAGGACCTAGACACCTCGAAGCTTACAGTAGAACAGTGGCGGGAGATTCTCCCAAAACATAATAACTACTATAAGGGGGACAAACAATAAAGCCATAGGCAAATAAATGGCAGCAAATATTACAACGGGTACTATCAGTAACCTTATCATGTCCTATTACGACAGGCTTCTCTTAGAGAAACTTCGAGCTAATTTGGTCATGTATCAGTTCGCTGAGAAGAAACCGTTACCGAAAAATTCTGGTGTTACCATTACTTGGAATCGTTATACTGACATGTCAGCAGCAAGTGCTTTAACTGAAGGAACAGCTCCATCAGCAACAGCAACTTCTACTACACAGGTATCAGCGACCCTTGAACAATATGGTGCATTCAGTCAGCCATCAGACTTGTTACAGATGACATCCATCGACAACCAAATCGAATCATTAATTGATTTGTTCGGTTATCAATCAGGACTTACTTTGGACACCCGTGTCCGAAATGGTCTTCTTGGAACGTCAGCAGTAAACCCATCAGGGGCGAAGTTACCACTTCAATACTGGCACTCTGGAACATCGTCTGGTTACATTGGAACCACTTCATCCATCCTCGCGGATATGACAATGGACACGAATAACATTCGTGAAGCAGCATTCAATCTTCGACGATTGAACGTACGTCCTTACGAAGATGGTTGTTATGTCGCAGTTCTTCACCCCAATGCAATTAAAGACATTGAGAGTGACAGTGACTGGCAGACTTGGAACCAGTATATTGCCAAAGAAACTATGTGGAAAGGCGAAGTTGGTAAAGTATACGGAGTCCGTATTATCGAATCAACAAACATGCTTAACAGTACCTCAGGTGCTGGAGCAAGTACAACCGCTCATTACTCACCAGTCTTTGGTAAAGGATGTTACGCAGTTACAGAACTTGATGGAGGCGTAAAAACTTTCATTAAGACTCCTGAAGGTCATAGCGACACAGCTAACCCACTCAACCAATGGTCAACCGTAGGTTGGAAGGTTACTTTCGCAACTCAGGTTTTACACACATCCGCAGGACGTGTGATCGTAACCGCTGGCTAACATTAACTTGTATAGTCCTTCAGTACAGAAGCCTAAACTGTACTGGAATGACTATGAAAGTATTAATCACCGGAGGACGTGGCTTTATAGGAAGTCACCTAGCCAATAGATTAAGAAAAGACGGACACGAGGTTGTCGCGTTTGATAATCTCTCACACCCATCAAGAACCAAACTTCATAGAGATATAAAGTTCAGGTACGGTGACGTGCGAAACAAAGTGGAAACAGAAATGTTTGTCAGATGGTGTGACGTCGTATTTCATTTAGCGGCGCAAATCCATGTAGACAAATCAATTTCAAACCCACAAGAAACCATAGACGTAAATATCACCGGCACCATGAACGTGCTAGAAGCCGTTAGAAAACATAATAAAGAAATGGTGTTTGCTTCGACCTCGGAAGTCTATGGGACCTCCCAGACAGGCGCAATGTCCGAAGAACACCCACTAGACGCACAATCACCCTATGGAGCGTCTAAAATAGCAGCAGATAGGCTGTGCAAGGCTTATTTCGAAACATATAAAACCAAGGTAAAGATTCTACGGAATTTCAATACCTTTGGTCCGGGACAGGCAGACGGAGGAGCGGGTTCTTCTTACGGGGCTGTCATAGGTATTTTCACGAGGCTCGCACTAGAGAGTAAACCAATGCCAATCTTTGGCAGCGGCGAGCAGGCTAGAGACTACATGTATATAGACGATGCGGTCAATGCCTACCTTTTAGTTTATGAGAAAGGTAATTATGGCGAAACCTATAACGCTGGTACCGGCGTTCCTATAACAGTAAACAACTTAGTTGAGTTTTTAGAACACAACATACTCCCCAACTCAGGACACATAAATGTGGTTGCTAGAGCAGGAGAGGTTAATCTGCTTTGCGCAGATGCAAAAAAACTAAGAGCGCTTGGGTGGGAACCCGAGAGAGTAACATTTGAAAACAAACTATTACGATTTATTAACAGTTATAGAAAGACAAGACATGCCTAAGACACCTAGTAAGTTCTCGATTGTAATTCCAGTTTACAAATCAGAGAAATATTTAAAAGACACCCTGGACTCAATAAAAGACCAGGACTACAAGACCTATGAAATTATCGTTGTTGTAAACAAGAACAATAAAGAGGTTCCAAAGATAGTAAAGAAATATAACGTACAGCTCGTTTTAATAGACGAGGACAAGGGCGCGCCTTACGCGCGTAACAGGGGAGCAGAAAAAGCCACAGGAGAGTACCTAATATTCCCAGACCCAGACGTTTATTTCAACCCAGGAATATTTACAATTTATGATGAGGCGTTTAGAAAGAATCCAGACGCAGGATTCGTATATGCGTCATATGAAATAATGACACCCCCTGGCAAAGAACCACAGATTATTCCTGCAAAGAAATTTGATAAATATAGGTTAACATGTAACAACTTTATCAGTGGTGTAAATCCTATGAGGAAAGAAGTCTTTCCGGGCTGGGACGAGAGCTTGAAGTCCCTACAAGATTGGGACCTATGGCTTACCATTGCAGACAGTGGAGTAAAGGGCCATTTCATAGAGGAGTACACAGCATTTAAAACAGAACCACCTCGTAAGGGTTCCATATCCTGGGACAGTTACGAGAATTGGATTGACAGAAGAACAACGGTTAGAGAGAAGCATGGAATTGAGGACAGAGACATAGCGGTAATCTCAATGGGAGCACCGCAACACGGATTGGCAACAGCCAAGATTCTCAATGCCGATTTTTACGACCACCCCATCCACAAGCAAAACAATTACAAATTGGTTTACTTGTTAGGGTTTTACCCCACAGGGGCAGAAGGACACATGCGCGCACTTATGGATAATGTAAACAAGGGGTGTAAGCGCGTAGTTCATTGGATTGGCACAGACGTTTATCAGATGTGGCACCAGACCTCTTATGCTGGTGTTTCAGACCTTAAGAAAATGTTTAAGAAACTTAAGGTAAAACACTGGACTGAATATCAAACAACTCATGACGAAATGAAGCGTGTGGGAATCAAAACAGATATTGTCCCCTTACCATGTGAGAAACTTTATGACCCAGTCGCCTTCCCAGAAGAGTTCGCCGTCGGTGTTTACATCAACGCTACACAGGATATGTATTACGAAGACCACATGTATGACATCGCAAGGGCAATGCCAGATGTGCAGTTCAAGTTCTTCGGAAACAAACAAAAAACAGGACGCAAAGAAGACAACCAGGAATGGGTTGGATATGTGGATATGGATGAATTTATTGATACTTGTACTGTCAACCTTCGCCTTACTGTTCACGACGGCTTACCGTTAACACCAATACAGTTTTTTATGAAAGGCAGACACGTTGTAACAAACGTAGACCTTCCATATGCCTATACCATTAACGAGACAGAGGGTGACAAAACAAAGGCACAAATAATTAAATCAATTCGTGAGATTAAAAATGATGGGAAAGTAAATGTTGAAGCTTCTCAATATTATAGAGACCTTATGGACCACAATAAGTTCAGGGAGATGGTCTATGCCCAAAAATAAGATATCAGTAGTTCTCCCAACGTTTAATCGGGAGTGGTGTATTAGTGACGCAATACGTTCCATAAGAGGACAGACATATGATAACTGGGAACTCATTATAGTAGACGACGGCTCAACAGACGGAACACCAGAATTAATGAAATGGTGGACGGGACAAGACGAGCGCATCAAACACATCAGACGAGACGAAAATAAGGGCATTGCTTTTACCCGTAATCAGGGGATAAAAGAGGCCGATGGAAAACTTATAGCCGTGATGGACTCAGATGACATCATGCTAGTAGAAAGGTTAATGTCTGCAAATCAGCTTTACAATGAGAAAAAATACGACGTGTTATACGCATCATATTATTTATCAGATTCAAGAGGGCAACCAAAGGAGTTGATAGAGGTAACAGAAGAGTTTACAGACGACTTGTTAGAGCCTACACAAAAGATCCCACACTTTACTATGGTTGTTACAAGAGAAATTGCATTAAGGGTTCCATACCAAAATCAGAAAAGAGTAAACGATGATTGGTTTTGGTGTGTAGATTTATATAACGCTGGTGCTAGGTTTGTTGGGATGAAAGAACCAACAATGATAATGAGGATGTTTAATTCTGGGGCATCTACCCAAAACAGAAAGTTATACGATAAAGACTATAAAGAATACAAAATTAATCCTAAGCTAAGAAAACAAAATGAGTCAAACACCTAAGGAGAAGAAACCAAGCATTTTATTTGTTCCGTGGGAGAACAGTGGAGTAGGACTCTACAGATTAATAATTCCCATGATTTCATTGGGAGAAAGTAAACTCGCCAAAGTTGAGACTATAGACGAGTTCACAGATGATATTTTACAAACGGTTAAAGTTGATTTCCAGGCACTGGCAAACAAGTTAAACTACAGAACATCTAATATAATTTATACAACGAAACCACTAATACCCCAGCACATTGCATTATGTCAAATGCTTCAGGGCTATGGGTATAAATGGGTTTTGGATATGGATGACAACATATTCGAGGTGAACAAAGATAACCCGGGCTTCCGAGCCTTCGATAAAGAGGGGCAGGGAGACGCACGTTTTTGGATTGAGGTGGCAATGAGAAGCTGCGATTTACTCATGGTATCAAACGAAAACCTTAAGGACGTTTATAGAAGATACAACCCAAACATTTTTATTAACCCCAACAGCATTGATTTCCGTTTCTGGGATTTAGACAATGCGTGGGGCAAGTCAGACAAGATAGTTGTTGGATGGGCAGGCGCAGGAGGACACACATTTGATATGTCCCTTATAGAAGATGCGGTTGCAGAAGTAAAGAAGAAGTGGAAAAAGAAAGTAGAATTTGTTTCATTTGGAGCAGAACCCCCAAAGACTTTTGATAGGCACGTTGGTTGGGTAGACCTAAGGAAATATCCAGAGAAATTAGCAAGCCTCGGATTTGATATAGGTATCGCACCGCTAAGAGACAATTTATATAATCGAGGCAAGTCTAATCTCAGATGGTTAGAATACTCCTCATTACGCATTCCCACAATAGCAAGTGACGTGGAGCCGTTTAGAAACACGAACGCGCTTCTATGCACAACCCACGAAGACTGGGTGTCCGCACTCAACACCCTAATAGATGACGAAGACATACGAAGAAAGCTAGGATATGCAGCATTTAAGATGGTCGATAAATCATTTAACGCAAAGACGACAGTGCCAGCACTGGCTAAAAGATTGGAGAAACTATTATGCGAGAAGAGACAAGCGGAGGCGAAGCAGGGCCCGAGCCTGTAAGAAGCGTAGAGCAGTTTAAAGACCCAAGGTTCGTTAGGGGAATACAGAGAACGGCAGAGGCGATAGAGGCTGGTAAGGTTCAGAAAAAAGAGTTCAACGACAAGGTACAGAAGTTTCTTGGCGACGGAGAGGTAGACATTGATCTTCTTGAAGGGGTTCAGGAATACCGAACTATTTTAAATAAACCATATTCTGCAAAGTATTTCTTGGCAGAGGAAATTCTTAATGACCTTACAAAAGAGGATTTTGAAACAATAGATACACACATCCTAGACATATTAAAACTACGAAAACAAAAAACAACCTTTGAGATTTATAATAAAACACTTGGACAGCTTGAGAAACTTCTTGGGCTGGACAAGGACAACGAAACAATGCACCGAATAATTAAGATAGTAAAGTTTATAAAAGATGGCAACTAGTCAACAAAAGCATGAAGAAACACTTCAGGAACTACACAACAAGAGTCATGATTCTTCTTACGATATTCAGGCTAGGCTTATGTATGGGGTTAACCCAGATGCTGATGGTATTGTTCAAATACCAGCATATCAGGCCCTACAAATCCCTCCACACGATTATATAGCCTTAACCTATGTGGCAGCAGGAGACGGCGCCGGAGAGGTTGAAACAGTAACATATAAAGATGGTGGTTCTGGAGGAATAACCGTTGCAACGTTGACACTTGGATATGACGCCAGTGATCGTCTTGATGAAGTAACCAGAACATAATATGGGTTTTAGTTTTAACCCACTTGGTCCACCCTTTGATAAGGTTTCTGTTGAAACAGTGCCCACAGGGGCAAACCCAACTGCAAGTGTAGGACTTGCTGCAATTAATGGCTCTGCTACTACGTTTTTACGTTCAGATGGAGCACCAGCATTAGATGTAGGGATATCTCCTACATGGACAGGTTCACATATTTGGACAACAGCTCAGACTTTTGATGATGAGGTAATATTTCCACAGAGTGCTACAGGAATAACTTTTTACAATACAGCAGACCAGACTACCAATTTTGAAAAAGTTACAATGAGTTGGGTCGCTAATGTATTTGATATAGGAGTGTCTCAAGGTGGAAGTGGTAGTGGTAGAGATTT